CGATAAGCTTTTGTTCGTTCACACCCACAATGATATACCCCTCTGTGTTTAATTCATCCTCAATTTCAATAGAGTCTCGTAAATTACCTGTGTCTACAGGTACATTTTTCTTTAATTCCTCAAGCGTTTGTTTAGCCCAGCGCCTAGCATTGAATTCCATAAACGCCATTGATTTTCCCATGGTGATAGTTAATGCTTCATCAAAATCTTTCCACCCTGAACCTGGGGTGTATTTGCCTAGATTGATTTTAGACTTCGATGTGTATGCCATACCTTTATTATAATTTTGGAATAGTTGTTTCTTTTTTCTTTTTGGTAAGTGTCTTATAATAAGAACATAAAAAGGAGTACCTTTCAAGTGAAGAAATTTTATCGTGTTATCGTCGCTTATAACCCTCTTGAAAATAAAATTACAGAGTTCAGGCGATTAGATATGTACAGCGACACCTATGAAACAGACTCAACGGAAATGTTCTATAAAGTATTAGGTCTAATAGATAGAACAAGCGACATCATCTTGGGGAAGACAATCAATAATAACTTTTATCAGCTATCACCAACCCCATACGGAACATATATCAAAGAAGATGCGTCTTCAGTAGATAAGTTCATCAACAAATCGAAATTATTAGTAGCAATTGCTAACTACCAGAAAGAAAAAAACATCCCTTTTGACCGATAGTATAATTTAGGCATGAGTGATGTAAATAAATCGCTAAAGGTATATAAGAGGCTATTGCAATTCAATAACCTTCCTATTCCATTTGGTGAAATTCAGGAACAGACCTATACAGCGTCTTTCAAAGGTACATCGACCCCTTATACTAGTCATCAACACGGTAATTACTACGGGCATTTAGGCGAGTACGGGGTACTTAATGCTGCTCAATTTGATGCGACATTGTCTTTTGATTTTAAGAAGATTGCCTGTGGCGACAAACCTCGCTATGCACGCTTCATTAAACGACAGCTAGCCCGTTCAGGGAAATTATGGGCAGTCCAAAATGGTGGAGAGATTATCTGGGCTAACGCTCGTGTGTTGTCAGTCAATGAGTCTATTGCTTCTATCGGGGAAGATAAAATTACACTATCTGTGACATTTGAGCTAATTGACGGTTATTGGGTATACGCATGGAAGACAAGAACATTTCTTGCGCAGTATTGTCCATCTCGTTTCATCAACTTCGATAATGAATATTGTTGGTCGTATGAAGATGCTAGATGCGACATCACAGGTAAAGATAGATGCTTACCATGTTTCACCGTTGAGCCAGAAGTACCTGTCGATGCAGAATACAAACCTCTTTGTTCATGGTCTCGTACAGAGATTACTAACCTATTAGGTGCAAGATGTCCTCAGCAATTCCATATTAGATATGATTGTGGGCTAGAGAAGAACTTCTTTTGTTATGATGCAGGATGGGGAGATAAATATCGTCTAAAAAATAGAGATGCTGTTAATGAAACAACTATCTCATTTTGTTCAATGACCGACCTTCCTAGTACCGCAGTTCAGATAAGGCTGAGAGGGGTTTTTGTTAATCCTACTATCACAGTTAATAATGATACCGTCACCCTCAAAGGCACTTATGATAAGAACACAATGATTGTAGCTGGGTTCGGAGTAGGCATTGGATTATATCAAAGAAAAGCAGGGACTGTTGGTGAGTGGAATTATGTGAGGTCAATTATTCCTGATGCCAAAGTCACGAATATTCCGTATTTCGAGATTGTTCCTGGCAAAAACACGGTAAAGATTACTGGCAATCAACTAGACAAGAAATCATTTGTTTATATCAAACCACTAGAAATTACTTTCTAACAGCCACAATCGACATCATGGCCTTTTAGCCTGTTCAAATCCATTGTATATACAACAGAGAATACAGACATAGCAGATGACCTGTCTTCCCTTTTTAGCTGATAAACTTCAGAAACATCGACCCTATCATCGACCTGTCCCCAGATGTCGTATGTCCACTTTTTTGTCTGACCATTAAATGGGTGGGTTATTGTTTTTCCCCTTAAAGCATCGAAGAAAGAGACCTGTCCATAATGAATTTCATCAGTCGCATCGTACATCAGTTCATCTAATGCACTCATGATATTTGCCTTGAACGAAGCGACAGACTCGCTAGAGTTCCCCACAGGGATTTGTTTATGTCCAGCTTGAGTTGGGGTATCAGTAGTGTAAACAATCTCAAAGCCTATCACGACACGAGTATTACACCTGCCACCAGCGATAGGGGTAATATTCACCGTGATATAGGGAAGTCTTGAGAATTGAGTAGGTTGGTTATTTACATATGAACCTAGCCCAATGTGTTTGTCCATTTCAGCGACAAAGTCATTGCCATATCTAACAGACGGAGCTGATGACTCAGGGATTTTGACAACTAGTAGATTATCTAACAAACAGGTTTTATGGGTGAGAAGATACATCCTCAGATTATTCCATATGAATTTTTCAGCAAGTGCAACAGTTTTAGACATAATCAACCTTTCCTAAAAATTCAACTTCTTCATCGCTAATAGCAGTGTACACACCGCATTCCATCAGGCGTTCTAATTCACGAGGGGTAGTAGCATTGCAGGTGATGATATACACACAACAGTTATGGAATAATTGGACAGTTTCTCTTTTGACAATTTTCCACAAACTAATTTCATCGCCTGTCTGTTGTTTGAACGCAACATAGTCACCCTCCTTAATATCATAAGGGGGCTTAACCATTTGGTGGGCAGAGTCAAAACTGAAGTTGTAGTACGATGTCGTATTTTGATTTTTATAGTTTGGGTCGTTCTCCAACTCATAAATACGAGCAGTGACACCTGGGTCGCCGTCAATACACCTTAAATCATAAAGCTTGACCCACTTGTTCTGGGCTTCTATTTTTTCATCATCGAACATCGGAATATTGTTATATACCTGTTTCCGAATAATCGAGATTTGATTGCTGGTATTGTTGATAGGTTTCGTACCGTTCATATTCTCATTATATGTCGAAGAAGTCTGTTTTGTTTTATAATGAAACCATGGATGAAAACAAAGTTCTTGATACAAAAGATTACAAATTAGATAAGAGACCATGGCTAATGGACTGGCTATTTGAAATTGGACATAACATGGCGATTATTAACCATTGTTATGAGAAGATACAATATCTTCAGAAAGATATCGAAAATGCTGGGCTAGATGAGGATTTAATCAGAGACTTAACAGATAAGATTGCTCATTATCATAAGATTAGAGAACTAGCTTATGAAGCATACGATACCGAGATGAGCTATCTATTTGATACAATTCCTGAAGCACAGAAAGACTGTCGTTGTTTGTTAAAGCACGCCTCATTGAAGCTTGTATTAGCTCAAGAAACAGCAGATGTGCTTAACAACGCAGTTGGCGATATTAACCTACATAAGTCATTTGAGGTGTTCGCTGGGGTGGTGTCATTAGCATTGGGGATTGAGTTTAACACCTGTATTCGTTGTATCTATGACGGCATAAAAAATCGTGCTAACGAGGCAAAGACACCTACACATAGCACGACAGTAAAGCTCTAGTCAATTACCTGTTGGAACTTGTTCACAACCTGCCCAGCTTGGTTGGTGTAAGTTAAGGCTAATAAATACTCAGCTTGTTTTTCAGTGACCCAGTAATCACGACCTGCTTCGACCATTTGTTCAAACATACCGTTAGGGGCATCATCTGAAGCGAACATAATCATTTCATTGGTGACACGAGCGTATGCACCTTTCGCCGCCCCACAGGTGGCACATTTTGCTACTTTTTTAGCCATTGTTCCACCACCGTAATATCGGACACGGACTTTTGCGTCTGTATCAGATTTTCCAACCACCTGTTCTGGTGTGTATGAAACAGGTTCAATCACAGGGGTAGGGATTTGGTTATTAACTCTATTTGAACTACCACAATTTTTACACGACATCGCCTAACACCTCCTCTTGTGTTGCTAAATAACATCTTGAAATAGCCATGATTTCATCGAGCATACCAAGGTCATGCAAATCTGAATATAGGGTCGCAGTTTTAGATGCAGTAGTGTCTTGGGTAGACCACTCATATTCAACATTTCCGACCTTCTTGCGTTTAAGCAGACCAGATGTAGATGTCATATTATCATGACAGTCTTCAGAGTTTACATCCTTATTAAGCTTATTTAAGATATAACAAATGATTGGTAATAATCCAGATGGCAAAATATCATAACCAGCATTGTATTCAAGAGTCACAGTGAAGTCATATTCGCAAGAACAGCATTTATCTTCAGCCTTGATTAAGTCATAAAACACTTGTTTGCTGATATAGAGTCTATCTCGGCCTTCGTCGAACCCCATCATTAAATCTATAATATCTAGTTCTTTCCTAACGAATTTACCGTTTATCATACCAGTAATCCTAGCCGAGACCATAAATTGTTCAGGGTGTGGGGCATATTCGAGCGGAATAATTACAAAAGCCTCATCGCATAATTTGCATAAACACTCACAGTGTTCAACTCTCACAGGGTAGGTTTGTAGCCTTGTTTGGGTCAAGAATAAATCTTCAGGGTGGTCATCCCAACAAGTAATGCTAGAGACGATACGAAGTGTTTGCCAAATTAAGTTCCAATACGCTGCTTTGTTTGAAACAAAACGACCAATTTCGGTTCCGAAGTTATCTGGGTTGATATTGCAAAAAGCAGAAATAAGAGTGATAAGCTCGTTCATTTTTTCATTGTTTTCATCGAATACTCTTGATAAAGGTTCGATGCGGACTGCTTGTACTGAGATGCTTGCCATATCTTAATTATATTCTTTCAATTTATTATTATTTTTATGGAACATTATACCCAGCTGGTGGGTTTGTTATAAAATCTCTGCCTGTATATCTAAACACCCCTAATATTTTCGATATTGGAAGCTGAATAACATTAGCGTGAGCTCCGCCAAGACGATACGGGTAGCCACCTTGGTTTTGTGCGAGTAGGTTTATTTTGCCTTGGTGTTTATAAATAGCAGAGTCAACACCGTCGAGTGAAATCCCGACATGACCAACCTTAGTATTGCCACACTCACCACCCATCACAGTTCCTAAATCACAGACAACAATATCACCTGGCAATATATCACCATTGCCAGCGATAGTTTTGAACTTACCAGACTCAGTGATTTTGTTTCTAGCCGCTGTATTTGCCCAAGACCAATAAACGCCAGAAAAACACGGGCCTAATCCGACAGATACGCCAGTTGCAAATCTCACATTAGCTTGGTTCACCATGAAATATTCAATTAAGTCCCAACACTGGTAGCCAAAGGAACCATCCATGTCGATACCTTTGCCATAAGTATCGTTGTAAAATTCACTGAGTGAACTCCATGGGCCATGAGTTGCACCGAGAGAACCATAATTTGGTTGACTGCCCCAGTTGACATTTGCGTCATGGTCATCGCCTAACGGGTCACCGATGATTAGCTTAAATCGCCATTGTGAAAGATACGCCATTTCTGGGTCAGTACAAAAATATATAGTTGCAGACTGAGGTGGATGAGTTGGGTCGTCAGCAGGTGGGGTCGTCGCACTATGCTCTTCGCCACAGACACGAACAACGGTAGATTTGCGTTGATTAGACCTTGATTTCTGTTCAGACGCAGTAGAAAGGATTGTATTAACTAAATCGCTCATATGTTTATATTGTATCTCATAAAAAATACCTAGGGTTTTAACCTAGGTATTCAATCTTATAACTTGCCTTGTTCTTTCAGTTTGTCGATTTTTCTGTGGATATATGAATTACCACCAAGGTTGCCATATTTGGTATTGATGTCATTAAACCGTTCAAGCTCAATTTCCGTCAATTTTACACCTCGTTCAATGTCGGCAAGGTACCTAGTCAAGAAGTTTTTGCATTGGTCTAGTTGCATCTGTTTGATTTCTTCAGCGTTCGTATCGAGTCTAGTCATTATATTTCGATTTGACTCGTCTATCTTGTCGTTGACTGGTTTGAGCATATTATAAATCCACTTTTGTACGACAGAGCTTGCAAATCTAAAGATTACAAGCCCTCCCGTAATCACGCCAGCCACTACTGAGATGAAAGCTGTAATATCTTCCACCGCAATGACCATGTTATTTCTTCTTCTTCATTAGTTTGAAAATGAGTAGAATTTGAGAACCAAGGGTAGCTAGAATACTTGCAAGGGCAGTACCGAAAGCGGTCATATTCTTGTCATTAAGGCTCATGATTGCAAGAATAACTTGTGGGGTGATAGCACCAGCAAGAAGCAAGAAATCACCAAGTAGATAAGCAATCATCTTAGTTTTCTGGCTAAAATCGAAACCACTTCCGACTTCTTCGATAATGCCACTAGCTTGAGAGAGTGAAGCTTGATAAGCATCATTAAATTGTTTGATTTTGTCGTCAGTAAGTTCAGGGGTCTTGTCCATAGGTTTTTCCTCCTCTTTAGATTTATTATCTTCAGTTTTAAGTTGTTCCACAGGTTTCACTTCTTCCACCTTAGGTTGTTCAACAGGTTGTTCCACAGGCTTCACCTCTTCCACCTTAGGTTGTTCAGGCTGTTTAGGGGCTTCCACAGGTTTTTCCACAGGCTTCCCCACGCCTTTATCGATTAAAGCTTGGACAGCTTTCCAGTCGTAGCCTGCACTAGTTAAACGGTTGATACGGTCTTGACCGTTACCCCATTTGTTCTGCCAGACTTCGGCTGCGATTTCTTCGTTAGGTTTTAACTGTGGTGGATTGACCCACTCAACAACTCTTGTAGTGTTCATAGTTTCAGTCCACCCTGCGTAATTAACACCATAGATACGAGAGATATTGTCAATCGTGGCATTTAGCTCGCCTTCGAAATAGTCGAAAAATGCTTTATGGCGATAAGGGCTAGACCAAACCTGAACCCAATTACCAGACCTCTTAGCGATAGCGACATGGCCATAATTGCCAGTTCCGCCAGTCCACCAGATTGGTACAAAGCAGCCATCTGGAAGATTACGGTCTTGGTGTTTTGTGTTGTTCCAGTTCCATGCAATTTGGGCAGATGCTGCGAACGGTGCGACATTAAATGTCCTCTGTGCGACAGCTAGACACCACAAGAACCAGTCTAATAGCGGTTTGCCTTGATAATAAACAACTAACTTCTTATCATCTAGGTTCGGGTAGATTGTTTGCTTCCAACTCATTTTACCTCCTCAACGACTGCGACGATGAATACGCCCATAGATAACAGGTAAATTATTATCGCAGGAAGCAATAATCCTGCCTGACCAATAATCAGCCAGAAGTTGATGTTCAAGATTAGGAAGCCACCCCAGAATAACATCTTGAACCAGTCGATACTATTATTTTTTTTCTTCTTCATAGGTTTCTCCTCGTTAAAAAAGTGTATATGAGAAAAGGCAGATATTCACACATCGTTCTTTCCTCATAGTACACCTCTTTTGCTTATTGTTTACCCTGATTAAGCTTCAGTAATTTTTGCAATCTTCTTGCGGACACCGTTTTCATCGGCTGCGACGGTGAATTCTAACTCAACAGTAGTTTCATCAGAGCGAGAAATGTTATTTGGGACAGTCGTCACAAAAGCGTTCTCGTAAAGGTGCCACTCACGAGTGCCGTCTTTCTTGCGGAACGGGGCAAGGATGGAGACATTGAATTCACGGAATTCGTTAGTCACTTCCCAAACCTCAGCTGTAACCTTCTTGCGGTAGATGATGTTTAGTTCCTGACCAATCCAGTCTTTACCAACCAAGATAAGACCGAGAGACTTGTTACCAAGATAGTCTGAAGTTAATACTTGGAATTTGTCAGAGTCGGTAGTAGCGTTGATGGTTGGGATTGGGCTGTTTACACGGACGAGGTCACGAGAGTTACCAGCACAACCTGGGGTCTGAATATAGACATAACCGCAGTCGCTTTCGACCATATCAGAGAGCTGGATGAAGCCGTAGCCATCGAGTTCAGGGTTGATAGTCTTAGCATTACCAACAGTACGGGTGACGATGTTGAGAATACCGAATTCAGTATCATCAGTCTTACGAAGAGTTGGGTTGATGTATTTGAGGTTCTCAGACCATTTGTTAGCAGTTAAGTTAAAGGTGATAGAACCAGATTGTGGGTCATATTCAGAAGTAGAACAAGCACCTTCAATCACATCGAACGATTGGCTGTCGCCAAAGGTATCAAGACATGAGAGTAAGATAGTGCGATTAAGTTCGAGGTCTTCAATGCTCTCGTAGAAAGCGATAGAAGAGACACCAACATAATCACCAACCTTGATATTAGTGCCGTCGATAACGAAGCGAGCCTTAACGCCGATAGTCGATGGAGTCCAGCCAGTACCAGTTTCAGTAGGGGCCTTTGAAAGGTCGAACTGGACAGGGTAGAGGTATGAACCATTACCACCCTTAGTAGCGTGGACAGTCTTTGAAAGAGCATCAAAGTTAGCCCAACCACCTTCTGCGTAATCAGTTAAGTTAATAGTCACCTTATGGTCACCATCTGGGAGCAAGACATAAGCAGTGATGATGCCAGTTGCGTAGAGGGTAGTATCAAAGGTCTTTTTGAAGTCACCGATAGTGACAGCAGCTTTAGCCACAACGGCACCTTGGTAAGTACCAGTATTGTAGCAGGTATTCTTGCTACAGCCGAAAGCATCAACAGGGGTGTTGGCTGCGTTGTAGAAAGCGCCTTTAAGGTTAGCATTAGATGCTGCGGTATTGTTGCGAGTGTCAATCTTTGCACATGAAGCGAGAGAGTCAAGTACAGAGATGGCAATCATGTCATCGTTCTTCAACTTACCCATTTGGTCTTGTCGAATTACGAAGCCTTTTGAGTCACATTTAGCCATGTTTTTCGTTTTTCCTTTATGTTAATAATTATTATTCTTGGTTTGCAATTGAAGCTGACAAACGGTCAAAGCCTCGTTGCATTTTTGGGGTAAGATTGCCAGCGTCTTGGACAGCTTTTAATCTGCGAGCGACAACAGCGTTGGTTGCCTTATGTTCGGTGGCTACTTGCGTTTCCTTCTGGGTAGCAGTAGTCTCGGTGGTGATATTTTCCGCCATATAAGAGAACTCCTTATTGTTTAATCTTCTGGGATTAAAAGGTGTCGATACTAGTCTTATGCTAACACAGTTCTTGAGAATATTTTTTAGAGTGGGTATAATAAGTATAAAAGGAAAAGGTAAACGCTTTAATCATGGTTGTAGAACGAACACGAGACGAGATATTAGCTCACGAAAACGATAAAGAATATATGGCCAACCGTGTTGATTGGGTCAAGGGCAAAATCTTAGATGTCTCAGACTATCGTAAAATCTCAGTTGACTCAAATGAAGAGTTGATGATACTTGCAAAAATTGGACAGCTTATGGCAGATGAAGTCGTACCTGGGGCGAAGCTGTTTTTTACCCAGTCAGTACTTGTTGGGGCTGCGATGCTTAGCCGAGAATTGGCAGATAAATTTGGATTAGACTTCGAGAAATACCGGTCTGTTTTAATGGTCACCCCAACTCGCTATGGGAAGTTATGTCATGACGATACCCCAGTACTCACTACAAAAGGCTGGAAGAAGCATGGGGATTTAGAGCCTGGGGATGTTATTTTTCACCCCTCTGGTAAACCAACTGTGGTTGTTAGTAAGACCCCTAAAATGGATGTTAATTACAAAGTGGTATTTGATAACGGTGAAGAGATTTATACCCATGCTAATCATGAGTGGCAAGTTTATCTAGAAAAATCAAAGGTACCTCGTATCGTAGAGACTAGAGAATTAGACGGAGTAAAGAAGAACGCTTATTTTGTCGATACCACTGAACCTTGTAAGTTCATCACAAACGACCAGCCTTTTGACCCGTATCTATTCGGATGTTGGTTGGGGGGAGCGCCTATCGACACCGACGGCAAGAAGATGACTGCGCTTTATGGTGGGTGGAACAAAAAATATATTCCAGATATTTATAAATACGCTTCAACGATAGAACAGAAATTATTATTAGCTGGGCTGATTGACACCGTGGGTAGAGTAGACGGACATGGGGTTATCACAGTTAAGGTGTCACCAGAAAGAGTCGCTAACGACCTCTCAGACATCTTGACTGTAATGGGTATAGACCATAGTAAGGTCATCCCCACCCCTTTTGGGCGGAAGACGCATTATAAGATTAGCTTTTCATTACCATATAACATCCCTACTTTTCGTTTTAGGCGGTTCCAGACCGTCCCTAGAAAAAGGATTGGTATTGTTAAAGTAGAGAAGGTTGAAAACGCAGGACAAGGCAATTGCATCATGGTTGACTCGCCAGACGGTATGTATCTTGTGGGTAAGAGTTTAATCCCAACGCATAATTCATTTCTTAATGCGTTCATTGCCATTGCTAACGCTGCCTTAGGCGGAAAGGAAGTGCGTATTGGTGGTGCGACCAGAGACAAGGCAGGTCTTATTCAGGAAAAGGTCGTCAGCTTATTACCTTCTGCGTCTAAAGAAATCCAAGACGGTTTAGTAATCACAGACGATGACGGCGATGTGAACAAGAAAGTTCAGCGTCTTGCAACTCAAGCCTCAAAGGAAGCCTTGGCATGGAAATCAGGTGGGTCGATTAAGCTCTTCTCAACTAATGAGACAAAAAAGAGTGCAGATATTGCTGCTGCTGGTGCGGTCGGTGTCGGTGGTGATGTGGTACTACTAGATGAAATCCAGATTATGTCGCCAGTTGGTTTTCGTACTGCCTCTCGTTTCTTCATGGAAAATAACGATACTAAGCGTTTTTGTGTCGGAAACCCACAGATTAACGGTCATTTTAGAGACCTTTATGATGACCCTACCACATTTGTTGTCCATATGAACGACTCTTCTGCAATTATTGAAGGGCGTATGTCGAGAAGACAAATGGAACTTACTGGTATGCCGACATATTCTAATGAATATAGGGCTTTCGTGACTTGTGTTGATGAACAGACAGAGTGTCTAACGCCAGACGGGTGGAAATCTATTAAAGACATCAAAGAGGGGGACATTGTAGCTCAAATTGAAAAAGATGAGACATTAACTTTTGCGCCTGTACAACATAAAATAGAACATATCTCAGAAACGATTTGTAAGACATCTTTTGCAAAAGATGAGTGGTTATTTACCAAAGACCATCGTCAATATGTTTATAACACCAGCAGAAAAACAGGAAAAACAGAAAAGAAAGTCTACACGATAGAGAACCTACCAAAAGGGTCGTACATCAGAATATTGTCTGGAGGGGTCAACCACAATAATAAGGGCGTGAGCTATTTAGACCGACTCGCTATTGCGTGTCAAGCAGATGGGTCTATTGAGCGTGTGTATGCTGGTCAGTACAAGCCAAAAGGGTTTACAAGGTGGCGAATAGAGATGAGAAAACCTCGCAAAATAGAACGCTTAAAACATATTCTTGATAACTCTGGGGTAGAGTATGATATTCATATTCAAAAAGATGGTGATACTAGATTTACCTTTTCGCTTCCGTCAAAAATCACAAAAACACTTTCGGACTGGTTTGGGTGGGAGATTGGTGCAGAAGACGCTAAGGCTATTCTCGATGAGATTATGGAGTGGGACGGTTGCCATGCTAACCAATCTTACAGCAGTGTAAATAAAACTAACGCTGACTTCATCCAATCTCTTGCCGCTCAATGTGGATTGCGAACAACACTCTATTCCGTTAAAATGTGGAACGGCAATACTATTTATATTGTTCACCTTCATAAGACAAATATACGGACTACGCAGTATATTAAAAGACAAGAAATTAACTGGGGAAAGCCTGTATATTGTATTACCGTCCCGTCTGGCGAGTGGGTAGCTCGTAGAAACGGTCATATTATAAACACAGGTAACTGCGAATTTCCGCCAGATAATTCAGGCAATCGTTTCTTCACTACATTACCATCAGTTTATGATAAAACTGCTTTTCCTACCCCATCACAGAAAATATCATTTATGGGCATCGACTCTGCATATAAAGGTGCAGACTCTCTCATTGTCACAATCGTTACCCTTAATATCTCACCAGAGCGTATTTGGGTGTCATTAGACTATCAAGAAGATATGAAAACTCGCTACCCAGTATGGGACGATACAATGACGACCCTTAATATCTGTTTAGATGTATTGAAATTAGTCGAAAGATATGGAATAGAGAGAGTCTCAATCGATATTGGTATGGGTGTTCAGCTATATGAGACATTACTAAGACTTTCCCCTGACCTAGACATCGAGCCAGTAGCCTTCGGTTCATTACCGACCGAGTGGCGAGCTGAGACTGATTTCAATGCGAAGTGGGCATTAAATAAGCGTGCTGAGATGCACCTAGACTTAAAGGAACTCTGTGAGTCTCAGATGATGTTTATTGCCCCAGAGTATTATGATGATTTGATTAAACAAATTCGAGAAGTAGGCAACTCAGAGCAAGGGCAGAAGATTAAGATTGAAGCGAAGAAAGAGATAAAACGCCGTCTAGGACAGTCCCCAGATGCACTAGACTCATTATGTCTAGCTGTTAGGTCATTGGTTTTGTCAGGCATTTTGAGGGGCGAAAATGACGCTAGTGTAGATGATATGGTGCAGGTCTATGGTGGACAATAATCCCGAAGTCCCTGAGTTTATGGAGGGAGCGAAAATCTATATTAACCCTACACTATCTTTGTATTTTCCGCCTCTGTCTAAAGAAGAGTTCAGTAAAAAACAGAGTGTGTCAGGTAAGAGAAAAACCAAGCCAAGCTGGCCTAAAGGTAAGCCTCGCCCGAACTCTTCAATCGCTGCTAAGAAGCAATGGGCTGAGCCTAACGCTAGAATTCGTCAAGCAGTTGTAGCTCGCATGAAAAATGGTGGAGCTTCAAAAATGGGCAAATCAGCCACTAATCGAGATTATGTAACAAAGGCTGCTACCGAGCGTAATATTAAGAGACAGAAATGTATCAAAATGATGGAAAAATATGGGTTAGACACCCCTAATTTTAGTCGTATGTCTGATGATGCACTAAATGCGTTATATGAAGATTTATGTCAGTGGGCAATTTAACCAGAGCGTAAAAAAAGCGATAAAGGGTGGGCATCTATCGCTTTTCTTGTGTTTATGATATTACAAATCCCCCTGTATTGCAAGGGGGATTTTGTATTTGTGTTTTTCTTACTCTTAGCTAGCTAATTAGACTAACTTTGGGTTGAGGGTTGCCTTTGGGTAAAGCTGACCAACGACACCAGAGTTGACATAATTATCAAGACCGCTGAGGACAAGGCTATCACAGATAGAAGCAAGCTTAACATTATTGATTAAGATTAAGCCGTTCCAGTCAGTGACGACAGTCGAACCAGCAAGGTGCATAGATACACAGTGGCCACCACAGTCGTCTTGAGAGTCGATACGCTTGATGTATGGGCCTGTTGGGGTGTAAACAGTCTTAATACCGACCTTGCTTGGGTCAATCAACCAGACTGAGGTAGTGTTGTCAGAAAGGTCGACATCGACGAAGCGAGAAGCTACGATTGGCATACCACGGTAAGAAACGGTGTTTCCTACGAGCTTCCAGTCAGAGAACGGGTCAGCTTTGAGGTAAGTGCGAACTTCTTGGCGAAGAGTTGGCATCAAGATTGGGTTGATAGCGATAACATAGCCACCAAGTTCACGACCCATAGCCATCAAACGGCAGTCAGCCATCATGATAGACTCTAAGACACCAGCTGAACCATCAATCTTGAGGGTACGAGCATCAGCAAGACGAGACAACAGACCGTTAAATGGACGGAGAGCATCACCGTTAGTTTGAGTGGTACCTAAGATGAGGTTGCGGTCAAAGATGAACTTGGCATAACGAGCTACGAATTTAGCACGCTTGGCTGCGAAAGACTTGCCGTATTCAGTAAATGGGTCACGAGTGTCTTGTGATTTCTGGAAGACAGCGCTTTCTAGCATTTCATCGAGAGAAGAGTTGACACAGTCTTTCACACAGAGTTCGTGTAGGTCAAGCTTGTAGCGTGAGCCTTCAAGACTTGGGGTACCAACACAACAAGTGCTACCAGCATCGTCTTTACCGACTAGAGTATCGTTAATGACAAATGGGGTCTGGAAGTAATATTTCTCACGACCAGTTTTACATGGGTCGATGAGGATTTCAGTCTCATTTGCAACACCGTTGTTAAGAAGACGGGCTACAAGTGGGTCTGAACCGTCGTTAGCGTGGCTAATGACAGATTTTGAGTTGTCTGGCTGAATACCTTTAGTGACAGCACCGATAGCGTTGGTTGACGCTGCAAGTTGCATTGCTTCATCGGTGGTGATAGCGTTCTTGCCAGAGAAGATTTCATTTGGGTTCATTTGGCTTATTGCTCCTTATTGAGTTCAGCAAATGCAGCTGTATAGGCATCTACTTCCTCAGTTTTATTTTTCTCTTCTTCAGGTGTCGTTTTGCCACCCTCATCAGCCGTTGGGGCATCAGAAGCAGCCATGGCGAGAATACTGGTTAAGCGTTCTTCGGTGGCAAATGCTTTCTCTGCTTTTACAGTGAGTTGGGCTTTCAAATCGGCGTTTTCTTCTTTCAAAGAAGCGTTTTCAGCTTTGAGGTTTTTGATTTCTGCTTCGATTGCAGAGAGTTTGTCCTTTTCCTCAGAAACAGCTTCTTCTTTTACCTCTTGTTCCGCCTCTTCGGCAGCTTCGACAGGTTCAACCTCAGTAGCTTCGACAGCTGGCGTTTCCACAGCTTCAGTCTCAGCGACCTCAGTAGTAACCTCAACATCTGGGCCTGCAGATGCGTCGACCTGTTCGAGGGCAGGGGCTTTGAGTTCTTTGTTTTTCTTCATAGAAAACTCTTTTTCCTTGATTAGGTTAATATCGGTTGAACCTGCATTTTCCAGCAAACCGTCTTTGTAGGAATTTGCAGATTTAGGGGCTAAACAAACAGCGTAGCCTTCAATCTTAAGGTCGTCAATGAGAGGGACAAGGTATTTACCTTGAGACTCATCGCCAGTCACTTTTTCAGCGGTGGCGTATTCATCAGCATTAACAAACATTTCAACTGATAGAGCAGTACGGTTGTTCATTTTTAACAAGTCTTTGACGGCGTATAGCTCTTGGTCGAGTTTTACATTGACATCGATTGCGTATCGACCATCTTCAAGTTCAACTAAGCGTAAATCTTTCTTAGTGAACAATCCGAGGTCAATAGACCTATTGTGGTCTTTATCGATTGTGCCGACAAAGTCATCAGTTAAGCTTTCGTACCATTTCTTCAACACTCCTTTGCGAATAACGGCATAAGCCATTGGTTCGCCAGTAAAGAAGCCGTTGTCTACCACCACACCTTCGTCGATTAAGCGACACCAGTTCTCACCTTCTGTTTTAAGAGATGATGAGAAGTTGGCACCTTCAAGACTGAATTGTCTTGGAAGTGGTTCACTAGTCCCCACTTCATAACGACATTTTTTGTCCCATTTAGACTTAATCTTCTGTCTCATGGTAGTGTTTTCTTTGGCACGAGAAGCTGTTGTCCCAGACGGAAGTGTCATTTTATTTTTCCTCCAAAATCTTAAATGGGTTGTATAACGCATAAGGCTTCGCACCAGAACAGGAAGCACATTTAGTCACGGTGTAATCTACACCATTGGTTTCTAAGGTTTGTTTCAAATCACTGGTTAAGAGTGACTTTTGTCTGACATCACCAATCTCGCCTTTGATTAGACGAATAAGGGTGTCATCCACAGCCTCATAAACTTCACCTGGCATAAATGTCACACGAGAATTAACAACACTATTGCCATCGGCAGATGTCTTATAAATCATGCGAGGGATTGCTCCTTCGATAAAGTCATGTAGCTTAAATAGCATAAGTGTTGTATCGTCCTTCCAGTTCTTATTTAGTTGCGTTTTTGATGAGGTTGCGTAGATACTCTTGAGTTTCATTTGAGGTAGTCGCTGGGGCTTCCTCAATCATTGCATCGACGCTTTTTGCCATTTCGATATGTTCCTCAACAGCGTTTTCAACTTCTTGAATTACCTCTTCGGTATTTTCAACAGTGTCTTCAATAGGGGTAGGGTTTTTAACTTCTTCTTCTTTAGCCATGATGGTTAATTCTCCCTATTAAGCACACTTGTTAAGTTCTTCGTCAGCCTTGATTTTGTCGGTTTCAGCTGGGGCTGCATCACCTGCGGTGACAGTAGCAACAAGACAAAATGTGCAAGAGTTGCCGTTGACCTTGTAGTAATTGGTCTGTTTCTTGTTGACGCTATCGGTGAAGTGGATTAAATCACCATTGTCATCAAGTTGGCGCTGGATAGCGTAAGCACGAGTCCCCGTAAAGGTCACATCGCCGCCTTCTACTTTCAGCACTAGAGTCTTTGTATAGACTTTCTCTGCCATATTATTACCTTTCGTTGTTGTTAATATTACTAGCTAAGAGGGGTCGATACTACTAGGCACATCATAGCACAGATTATTTTGTTTTATTTTTTTCTGTGCCAAAGATAATATGGTCTGACCAGTCTTTTCTGTCCGTCCATAGCCTACCTTTTTCACCAATTTTCCTACCAATCGCCCAAACAGCGGTGGAGAATAAGGTGTTTCCCTTATCGTCATATCGTCTGCGAATAACATATTGGGTACGGCATTTGCCACACTCAATAATCTGGGTTTGGTCACCAGTACCCTCACCGACAACAGTAAAGCATGGGTTCTTGCAGATAGAAATCCGACCTTCTTTATTCATATAAGCAGATTGACAAATCATGCGACGAGTCTTCTGCTTATATTTACCAAAGTCCATTTCGCCGTCCACGATTTTAAGCGGGTGAATATGGAACTTACCATTTTCAGTTCGTGCCAAGGCTTCATCGTCCATAGGGACATTAGGGGCGGAAGTCATTATTTGTCCTTCTTTGGTTCTTCTTGTGCCTCTTCTGGTTCGTCAGTCAAGCCTTCGCCACTATTCTTTTCCTTGCTGGTCAAGACCTTTTCTAGGCTATCGCCATCGATATTAGTGTCTTTCACCGTATCATTTTCAATTAAATGGATAAGATGAAGAGCAGATGCGCCATCGAGAGATGAGGTCATGGTTGAATAAGCGAACTTATCTTCAACTAGCTCAGCACGCACGAATTGCCAATCATGAGCTGTAGTATTGTAGTGGAAACGATAGACCTTCACCTGTGGGGTCAAAGTAGTGTTTTCAAAAGCTTGGATTACAGCACCACCAAATGCGAATAGAATATCGGTACCTGGGCGAAGACCAAGCGTGCCAGCTGGGACAGTCTGTTTTGCATAACGGTTAGCAGTTAAGCGACGAGGGTCGATAACCTTTGGTTGAGTACGAGCAATGCTTTTGAGCGTACCGTTTGGGTTAAACTCAATCGCCCCTTCACCGATTTGTTCTTCCATGTAGCCATCACGGCCTACTTCGTTAAGCTTAGACATAGCTTCTTGTCTAGCACGGATTTTGTTGTAGTTCTCTGGGTCGTAGACATTTACAGTTCCAGAGATTGGTTCTGCTTTATCAGCATCACTTAATATTTTTTGTAGTACTTCTGGGCGAATTGCCATAAAGATATATTTCCTTGTTTAGATGTCGTATACCGCTATCATACCATAAAAGGTTTATCTTTTAATCAGTTTTGTAAAAGACCTGTCAAGTCGGTCGGTAAATTGACCTGGGGCAGTAGAACTGGCCACATCTGTGATTAGTTTTTTCTCACCGTTAGGGTAGATTACCACCCCAATAATCGGGCGAGGCAGTTGGATTGTGCTTTCTAACGATTGAAACACTCCATCACGAGTACTAACTGAAACATAATATGATAAGACAGCATTTGGGCGATAATTCGACAGACTATCTTCTGCATTAGCTTCAATAGCAGTTGAGTCTGTTAGTAAGCGTATTTCTTTACCGTCAAGGTGTAATGTCGCATTTTTAATGATTGAATTAGATGCGTAAACAGATGAGAGTTTTAAGTGGAATTTAATTTTATTTCTTCTAAGTTCATCAAAGCTATAAGTGAACTCTTCAATTATCGGTGGCCTATCACTTGTGATGTATCTATAAGTAGATGTTGCAGAGAATTGCTCTTTTGAGTTCTTTGTCCTAGACTCAACAAAAATGGTTGACCCAAACGGCAAATCAGGGATAGTAAAACTCTGTGATTGTAGGTTAGGGGTTAAATTGCCCCACTCAGACCAATGCGACCCGTAATCAGAAGAATATCGATATTGTGGGGTTAATTCCAACGCCTCACCACCTAGCGACAAAATCGTCGCAGTTAAGGTCGTTGTCACCTTATTGTTCACTAGTTCATTATTGGTGAATTTGACTTCCGTCGTTTCTGGAAGAGTAATAACCTCTTGATACCCAGCAGAGTTTGACCAATCATCGCCACTCTGAGCGTTGAACTTAGTAGCCGGACTATAGGCATAAACGCCTAGATAATACTTCGTGTTTGATGTGATTGTAAAATCTGGATTACCAATTTTTCCAGAATTAAAATTACTGAGAGTTAGGGCGGTAGCCTTATTTGGCACATTGACCTTCGTAGAAACAATGATACGAGGGTTAGCCCCATACAGACCAGTATTCTTCTTCGTCACCCCCATTTCAAGCGTAGTGAAATCTTCAGCAGGTGAGCCTAAATCTGCGATTTCAACAGTGCCTTTAATAGTGTCCTTCATGACGATGACATCTTTAACCTTTACACCAGACAATGGTTTATAAACAACAAAGTTAGTGGTTTTGATTTCTGACGCTTGGTTTTGATAAATTTGTCTAGCCCTAAATTCAACTTGTTTACCAGCTGGGAACCTCACCTCAAATTGTTGTTTTTCCCATGGCTTTTTAGTGGTAGGAAGTGCAGTCCACTCAGTAGGGGTGCCGTCTTTCACCGTATATGAATATTCAGTCGTGGCATTTGCATCGTAGTTTTTTGTTTTGTCCCCACCAGTAATCGCAATTGTGACAGCAGTCTCAGTCAAAGACACTCTTGATTGTTTTATAACTTCGATAGTATCAATCGGTGCAGGTGGGGTATGGAAGACCTCACTAGAAACATAACTAGCGTTCCCAGTATGTGCATTATCTGTGTAGCAAGCTAGCTTAAAATCTAGACAACCCTTTATTTCAATCTGACCGCCTCGTCTAACCAGTGAGTATGAATTAGCAGGAAAAGTAAAGGTCGTCGACAAATCTCGGGTGACAGTCTTCAGCCCCATGCCAGTACGAGAAGTATCACCAAGGTTCTGTAATGTCGAATTCTTATCAGCAATAAAGCCTTCATGCCATGGGGTACCAGCACCTGTTTGCCCCCAGCTAGAGACAGAGGTTCTCATCACCACCTCGTTCCACTTGGTAGAAATAAGAGCCGCATACGGATTTTGAGGGGTAGTAGGGCCAGTATTTATCGTCACAGTTCTAGACCATGAACCTTCAAAGTCGTTACGATACCCTCGCCCAGCAGTAAATGTGACGGTTCTTTCCCCATTTGCACAGGCCTTATAAAAATTTGTTGTATAAACATCACCGACTTGTATTCCACTTCTAACCCAGTTCTGGAAGCCTGTATCTTGGAAGACCTGGCCGTCGATAGTCATTGTTGGGACAGGGAAATTTTGGTCAGAATACGAAAATGAGCCACCAGACCTATGGCGGTAATGCATCTGAGCAGTGATGCCAGAGCCATTGACATTAACGATTAGTTCACAGATAAATTGTCCGTTTGCCATATTTTATATCTCCTCCGTAATAAAGTAGATTGTCTTTGAGGTAGGGTCGGCAGCCCGTGGGGCTGGTTGGGTGACTGAACCATCAATATTGCGATTAAGTATTTCGTACTTTATCTTCTTTTTATTATCTAATCTCGATACGAAATTGGATTTTAGATATTCAGACAAGTCATCATATGCATCTGAGACAGAAGCATCTAATTGGTTCCATGTATCACCATACCAGTACCACCCAGAGCCAGCAGACACTTTGACAACAGTAGCACCGGCGTTAAAAGACTGATAGTTCGTAGCGTTATTAACATGAACCATATCGAAATCATGCAAGTCTTGAGTCTTCCCTTTCACCCAGTTTTTACCGTCATAAGTATATTCAACATCTCTAGCAAGTGCTGTGTCGCCCTTGATAAATACATCTTTGCTACTGGCTAAATGGTCGATAGAGTAGACTAGGTAATCGTAGGTTTTGAAATATTTGTAAAGTGGCTGGATTGCTTCTTGCAATTTATCATAAACCGCACCACCAGTTACGAGAGGATTAGTAGCTTTATCATTGAAGTTCTTTGCAGGCGTAATCCATTTTCCACCGATAAAGACCTTTCCAGCCCCACCTTGTTTATAAATATTGAAGTCATCGTTAAGACCGCTACAAATCAAACAGTTAATCGCAGTGTAAAAACGATAGATGCGAGAGAGCATTGAGAAGAGGGTAGGGTCTTCTGGGTCGCCATCACAAGCTAATTTATGTTCATCATTAGTGTAGATTTCTCTTTCATCTTCCTTAATAGCGTTCCACTCTTCACAGATGAGCTCAGCAAGATTAGATAGACTCTGGCATAGCACATTGTTAATTAAAAGTGGGCCATTGTAAGGGGTATCATCTGGTGTTTTGATAGACACCGTGAGACAGGTTTCACCAGTTTCGCCTCTTAGTCCATCACCGACAGAATAAGCCCTCACGCAGACATATGAACCATAAGCAACACAAGACAGCCTTGCGATAAGCTCTGTGATGTTTAAGAACTCGCTCCACTCACTATTATTTACATGATACGAATAACGATGCTTAACTGTGTTAAATCGGTTCCCATCTGGCTGAGTAAATGGGAAATTAACATTTATACAAGTCCCTGTATCTGTCTGGGTTGGGGTAGAGAAGATAGGGGCGTTAATCGGGGTTGGGGTGAAAAAGGTAATCTGTTTGTTAATGGGCGAACACACGCCGTCTTTCGATGAATATGATTGGACAATCACTTCTTTTGAGGTATCAAGTTTAGGGATTGTTAATGTTCCATCTTTTCCGAGTTCAATCCACTTTGCGTCATTAAGGGTTGCCATAACAGACGGATTAGCAGTAGTTTCACCTTTCTCAAGTTGGAAGCGTTGGGTGTCGTTGATGACCGTACCAGCTGGGGCTTGAAGGAAGACATAGGCGCTTTTATACGGCACATCCGCAGTAAAAGTAGTAGACATATTGTTCTGGTAGATAGCCACATCTTTCGGGCCTGAGTCGCCTTGTAGCTTCAATATGACATTGTAGCCGACAGGTGGGTGGTCAATAGAAAATGTATAAGTACCTGGGTAAAGAATAGGGGTGAAATTAGATGCACTAGTAATATTTGCCCAGCCAGTATTACCCATAACCCCGCTAAATGACCATGTATTGTCACCATTTCTTGAAGATGAGATACCGTTATTATTCCTGTTATTACCAGCTACATCATAGACATTCTTGTTATGCAGAGTAATCTTATATTTTGCTGTAGATAAGGTGATTTTGTTCATGAGGTTATCAAACGCAAAACCTGGGTGCGAGAGGTATGGGAAATAGACACCTGTCTCTGTTTTATCGACAACAAAGGTTGTATTTTTCTCCCAGCTGGGAATAGAAGCGATTGTGTGATTGCCACCAGTATTTGAGTCGGCATTTAGCTTAAAATTGCCAGTTGCAGTTCGCTCTAACCTATATAGGCCTGGGGCGAGGCTAATTTGTTGAATATTGGTAGTCGTCCAACTTGTAGACATAGTACCGTTGCTCTTGATATAACCACCACTTTCCTTCGTGTGAGTCACACCAACTGAAGTGCTAGTATCATTAAAAGATAATGCTATTGGGGTTACAGGGTAAGAGTCTAAGAATTGTAATCCTTCAATCTTCTGTGGTGATTGTGGACGAGGAGAAGTAAGAGGGGTCAAATACGGTGAATATTCAGGGAGATTATTCTCGTTAAAAGTACCATAGAAGAGGCCAAAGTTACCAAATAGAGGGAGCGTGGCAGTATTATCATTTTGCCTACCGCACATAATTGACATGGTATACATGTCATATTTCGTAAAGTCAGCAGTAAAGTTATGGGTTTTAGAGGTTTTATTGCCAATTACATCAGAACCGCTGCCGTCTTTTTTACGAGCAGAAATCTCAACATAGAACTTAGTGTTTGGGTTGTTATATTGAGCAATTGTATATGCTCTGTTGTCCATTAAAATCCCTGTAATATCTCGGCCAACAAGTTGCACCCAGTCCCTATCTGGTGTACCAGAAAGTTTCAATACACCATCTTGGTTGATTAAAGATAATCCATTTTTATTCACAGGAAGCCCAGAAAACTCATCGAACATATTTCTATAGCCAGCTAAGATACCGTCACCGACAAACGGTTCATCGGTTGGGTTATCTCCAAATGAGATTTTAGGGGTGAACGCGCCAAGGTCGATATTTGTACCAACAACATCGCTAAGGCTAATACGCAGTGTTCTAAACGGACGGTCAGCAGTAAAGGTCACTTTAGTCTGTCCAGCGTTCAAATTAGAGTTAAGATACCCACCGCCGACAACATAATTACCTGCGACGGTCAGGGTGTGGTTCAACCCTCTATCGACAGAAAAAGTATATTTCCCAGCAGGGAATAAAGCGTTGTCGTAAAAAGCAGATATTGTAGTCCAATCAGCAGTCATTGTACCTTTGGCTTCTGTAATACGACCATTGGCGTTAGTTTTTACCGAAACACCATTAGTGACATAGTTTTTATCGAATTTAACAAGATTTTTGCCTTCATATCTATTCTGAGACAACTCACCAATCACAGGCTGCAAGTCAGTATATTCAGCTGCCCCTAAATCGGTAATCACAGGGTCTTTCATCTCATAGTAGGCAGTGACTGGCGTACCTTTAGCTTTCTCAGCTTTTAGCCAGTTCTTGAAAGAAGCGACATCGGTAATACCTAAATTAAGAGCATCTGGAGCGGTGAACCAAAAGCCCATAGTATTAGTATACTTAGGGAAATTGTTATAACCGCCATAAATCGCCACACCTGTTTTATTTTCCCTTGTTGTATAGACAGCATCTTCGTTGATTGCATTAAAATGTGAACAGATAATATTAGCTACAGAGTCTTGTTGAACAAAGATTTTCTCTTCAGTCGAATTTTTATACTTAAATCCGATAGTGCCAGCCTTAGTGATGTAATATTGGGTAATACTGTTTTCTTCACCGTTCAGTTCAAGTTTTCCCACCTTCTTTACCAACTTAACACGCCCACCTTCGACTTTCACTTCGTCGTAAACATTATCAGTTAATTTATATAGACCTTCACCTTCTGGGAGAGCGACAGATTGTTCATGGGAATCAACAATAGCGTCATTAACCGCTGTGCCTTCACTAATCGTCAGTTTGAAACGAGTGTTGTTAAAAGTATATGGGTGGCTGATTTTCTCACCACTAAATGAAAAATAGAGAGAGATATTGTTTATATCGCCATCTGGAATATAGGCAGTATAAAGCTTGCCAGCAGGGATGTAAAACTCTTTCGGGGTAGGATTGCTGAGCGTAGGGTTTTTATATGAAAGTCGACCACGAAGCCCCACTAGGAACGGAGACTCTAGCAAAAATGTATATTGTTTGCCTTTCTTCAATTCTATCGGTGAAGTGGCTGATAAATTCTCACCCCAACCATTATTTGTTGTGCCATTAACAACAATACTGCCGTCTGGCTGCACATTAGCTTCAAATGAACCTTCCTTAGGTCGTTGAAGTGGAACAAACAGGCTTTTGCCTTTATACCCATAACGAGCGTAGTTTTTCACACTAGCATCAGGATTGGTCAATTTCACCGTAGCATGGACGGTCGTTTCATCAGGGTTAGCTTCTTGTGAGATTAGCTTAATATCTGAAGCAACTGGACGGGTAGTGGTAGTAAAGGTCAGTTTTTGGTGGTCAGATTCTTTACCATCACCAAGAGAATACGCCTCGACCTCGACAGAGGTGTTAGGCATAAGGTTCGGGATTGTCAGTTCAGCAGTCTCAGTTGAAGCGAGCTTAAAATATTCACCGAATCGTCCATCAGAGGTTTTATATCTCACGAAGATAGATGAAGCTCTATAATCATTAAACCCAGTCTGTTTGACACTCACCACCGCAGTTGAGGTTTCACAGTTAGATGAAGATTGTTGTTTAAGTGACAACACAGGGGCTTTTGGTTTGCCAACCAAAGTGTTTCTAAATTGGGTACCAATCCACATCTCATCAACATAGATAGACGGCAGAGCATCGTTTTCATGGCCTTCAAAGAAGTTTTTATAGTAAATCGTACCTTTGCCAGCTTCCTCTCCTGGGGCAAGAGTAAAAGTACGCTCAGCAAGCTTAACCTTATTATTCTCATTTAGATAAGTGATGTTAGCATTTGGTGAGCCACTGGCAGTCCAAGCTAAAGCCCCGCCTTTATCTGGAAACGCTTTCATTACACGAGTAGCAGTACCTGGGAAGCCGATAATATTACCACGAGAGACTTCTATTAAATAGGTTGTGACCTTAACCGTAATTGAGTTATCAGCTTGATTGATAGTAGATGTCCACTCATCTCTCACCTTCACATAAACACGAGAAGAGTTGTTGTTATTTCCACTATCTGAGTCGGTGTAGTAATAAACACTAGACATTGATGAATTAAGCGGTGTTGGTGTCCAAGACTCTAGCCCAGCACCAGTAACGCCAACATACTCACCTCGATAGCCACCAGAGATAATCTGGGTCAGGTTTTTGATTTGTAGTCCTCTATGCATATTCTTAGATTACCTTTCTACCAAGATATTAGTTGTTAGTTTATTACATACATCATCATCTATCGGGGGGACTGCCTCGCTAGGGTGGATAACAGGAATAGTCTTAAATTCACCACCTTTCCAGTCAGTTAAATATCTGTCTGGCTGGTTCAAGATTGCACGGTAGTAATAAGTCGTGTTCGGCTTCAATTTCGCATCAGGGAAGTTGAAATAAGTTGTGCCATCAGCACTTCGTCTAGCCTTAGCGTATAAATTGATTGGGGCAGTAAAGTTACTATCACCTGCGATTTGTAGAAACACAGTATGTTCATCGTTATCATTTGAAGGGATATTCCCCATAGTGAGCCTAAGTCCAGCGTTAGCTTGATATAAACAAATATCAGGAGTCTGGACAATTTTATTCAAAGTAGGTGGATTTAACCTACGAGGCAGGGTATTCTTGAAGTTCATGCCCATGAAAAATTCATCTACATATATAGACGGTGGTGGGGTACCTTCATGACCAGCGACCACATTTCGGTAGTAAATCGAACCAGTAGACGACTCAGTTAATTGGCCTGGGGTGCCTTCAGGGTAGAGATGCCAGACCTTTCGTCCGATAGATAGATTACCAGAGAAGATTGTGTTTACAGCATTGGTCGTCGTGCGTGGCCATTGATGTAGCCATGGGCCTACGGTGTTTTGTCTGACCATAATAGAGCGTGGCACAGGGCCTGCATAACCTCGCCTATCGCCCCTCTCAATGCCTAGTAAATACGAGTCGACGGTGATTGTGTATGAGTTATCAGGTTCTAATACAGATGTCCACTTATCTAAAATAGTGACAGTCACTCTCGTTGACCTGTGGTTAAGGCCATAATCAGAGTCACGATAGTGGTATGACGAAACAACTGAACCGTTAAGAGGCACATCAGTCCAATCAGCGTATTGACGGCTCGCCCCAAATTCCTCACCGTGATAACCACCAGAAATGATATTGGTATAAGCCTTAATGGCAAGCCCAGTACTCATTTTAGTAGTCTTCCTCCGTGATTAAGACAATGGTTGTCTTGCCAGCAGTTGGGGGAACAGCCTTAGCTTCAGCTAATGTGCTCTTCGTCATCATCAGATATTTATTCTCATCGCCAGAAGACACAGCAACATTTAGCATCGACTTAATCGTATCAATATCTCTTTGGACATTACCAAGGTTTGTATCTAAGACATTCCATGTAGCAACAGATTTAGTAGGGTCGAAGAAGAAGTAGATTTCCTTTTCAGCATATGCACCTCTGTTAATATGGGTAATAGCGAAGTTCTCAGGTGTTTTGAGCGTTTCTCTTTTATTCCATTGATTATTAGTAAAAACATAAACCTCAGTCGGCGAGACTAAAGCCGTGTTGTTAACAGCTGGAGCAACAGTTTTCGATTGTTCTTTCAAATCATCTAAAGTCTCAGCATAGTAATCAAATGTCGTATGGTTTTTCCACAGGTGAAATGTTCCAAGTAAGACAGTCTGAATAGCTTCAGCTACCGCATCGGCAGTAGCGATATTAGATGAACCTTTGTTCACCGTGGTATCAAGACTTTTCCACAGAGGCAAGTTATTCACCCCTTGTCCCCATAAGATTTGGTTAGCTTTACCTGTTTTTAGTCTTGTCACAAGAGCAGGGTCATAAGTACAAAGATTACAAGCAATTGCCTGAGCGACACGGTAGATTCTTGAGAGCATTGAAGCGATGGTGGGATTTGGGTCGCCATCTTGGCATTTTGAGTCCTCGTTCATGAAGATAGGCTTATTGCCATGTTCAATAGCGTCAAGCTCTTGTTTGATAAGTGGTAATAAATCAGAGTTGAAGGCTTCGCAGTTATTTTTATTGTCACCAACAGCAAGCCCCGTATTGTTCTTTAGCGAGGTACACTCTTCGTTAGTGATAGGGGTGGCAGAGTCCTTCGGAGCTAGTGTTAGAGCCATAAAATATTGTTCCTTTCCTTTCTGTTTCAATTATAGAATATAGATGTCAAGACTATTTTTTATCTGCTATGATAAAGATATGAAATTCAATTATGATTGGAACTTAAAAGACGGCTACCCAGCAAAAGGGGTAAAAGCACATCACCATACCGTGATGTCAACCTTTGCTTGTGGTGGTGGGTCATCTATGGGGTATAAATTAGCAGGGTACGATGTGGTAGCTGCTAATGATATTGACCCACAAATGGCTCGTATTTATCAAGAAAATCATCACCCTAAACAGTTCTTTCTCTGCCCAGTAAAAGACTTATTGGAAAGAGATGATTTACCAACGGTTGATGTCTTAGACGGCAGTCCACCCTGTTCCACCTTTTCACTTGCAGGGTCTCGTGAAAAGGCATGGGGGGTCGAGAAGAAGTTCCGTGAGGGACAAGCTAAGCAAGAACTAGACAAACTATTCTTTGATTTTCTCGATGTAGCTGAGAAAATGCAACCAAAAGTCGTCATTGCAGAAAATGTCGAGGGGATTATCAGAGGTAAAGCAGTTAAATATGTCAATGCTATCGTGGCTCGTTTTAAGAAGATGGGTTATAACATCGACATCTTCTTATGTGATGGTACAAACATGGGCTTGCCACAGATGCGAAGACGAGTGTTCTTTGTAGCGAATAGGCTAGGTAAACATCTTAAATTGTCATTTAATGAGCCACCAATTACATACGGACAGATAAGAAGAAGCTCTGGCACACCACTTCGCACGCTTCCTTACACCACGACACAAATCAACTATTGGCACGAAACCAAACCTGGCTGTCCAATGGGAGTGTTTTTAGCAGGGGCGAAGAAGTTAGCTCTTGATAAAGTGCCATTTACAGTTGCATCATCGTCGATGTTATACGATGCGTTAGAGTGCCGTACGGTGTATAAAGAAGAGCTAGACGACATATCTAGCTTCCCACATGATTATAACTACCTAGACGCTTCACCTAACTATGTACAAGGTATGAGCGTCCCACCAGTTATGATGGCTCAGGTAGCGTATGAAGTGTATAAACAGTTGTTGTCTGACGAATAATGCTCGCTAGTGCTCGTAAACTCGCAAAACTCGCTAAAGCTCGTGCCTAAAAATCCCCCTGCGAACAACAGGGGGATTAACTGCTCGCTAAGCTCGCAAGCCGCTAAAACTTAGGACAACCAAAAACATCAAAACACTATAGACATCACCACCTTTCTCTATAAAACAACAAACAAACAAAAGCAAACAAACAAACTAATAAACTTCACCCACCCTAAAAACAAAAGGTGGGACACAACAATTTTTTATCACCCCCTGTCTTCATTGTAGGCGAAGTAGACACTAAATATAAGCTGTCGTCTTCTAGGTATAGAAAGTAATATCGTGTCTCCAGTAATGTTCGAATAGCTCGATGAGCTTTTCCGCCTGTTCCTTGTTTTTACCGTTTTCACAGTCAACAGAAACTTGTACGGTCGTGTTGTTTGTCAATACTGGAGTACATTTCAGTATTTCAATACATTGAATTAGGTTCTGTCGCTGTAAGTCGTTATCAACCACAGCGACACAGACGATTTTTCGTGCTTGAACCATTTTGACTAGCCCCCCTTCGAATTTACATCAATTGTTTATTTTTTGGTCATGTAAGGTACAAGGTAAATAAATACTTACCTCACCCTTACAATATCACACTATTTCAACAATTGTTTTATTTTTTCAGTGATATTCTCACCAGTTCTCTCGTTGATGATTGGTTGTTCATAACGAGTATCTTGAGCAAACCTACACAAAGCAGTTAAAATCGCTTCACTATCATTATCAATACCGAAATAATGACGATGTAGTTGGTCAGAGGCAATTAAACCAGTACCACTACCGACTAACAAGTCTAAGATATTGCCACCCACCTCTAAATGGTTCTTGATGAAATAACCAACCAGTTTTAGTGGTTTAGTGGTCGAATTAGCGTCAATCTGTATCACAGACGGTTGTCTTTTGTCATTGTTCCATGATTTGAGCTTCTTCTCAGTAAAGCCATACGCAATATCTTGATGAACGATAGGATTATAGTCGTCATCATCATTACTCTTCCCAAAGACAATGTTCTCATGTAGCCACCTGTAATCGTATTTACCACTGACTAACATATTGTTCATCACCCAGACTAGATTTTGCTCACGGTACATCTTAGCGTCTTCTAGAGCATTTAAGACTTCTAGTGTCACCTCATTAGGGTACAAGACATAGAAGTTCCCACCTTTTTTACCATTTCGGTTCAATATTTCCTTCGCAATACCGAACACCTCAGTCATGTAAGCACGATAGCTATCTCGTCTCTCACCTTTATTAAGAGGTCTAGCGTCAGTAATCAGCAAATCAGCAGATACATTATCACCCCCCATTAACATTTCCATATCAATCGCATCGCTCGCATCACCGTACATCACACGGTGTTCGAGTTTACCGACCTTAAAGACATCTTTGGGGCGAATATTCTCTTTAATGAAGTCATCGAATTTCGTCGGATTATTATTATCAACACTACTAATATCATTGACATCCTGCTTAAAAGACGAGACAGTCGTATCATTAAGCTCAAATGAGTCTTCCTCAGTAAACGAATTACCGTATGCAATGTCTAAGAACCTGTCCATGTCGATACCACTCGCTTCAACTAGTTGTTCAGACAATTCTTGTAGTTCATTTAAGGCAGTAGCTAGCTTCTCTTCATCGTAAAATGAGTGCAGAGCAATCTCATTATCAGCAATATTTGCCGCCATAGCCCTTGCATCATCACCTTCTAAGTGTTTCAAGATAAAAGATGGTACGACCTTAATCCCTAATGATTTCAACGCTTCATATCGCCCATGCCCTGCTACGATTTTGTATTTGTTATCATCAACCGGCACGACCTGAATAGGGTTATTGAAGCCCAACATTTTAATCGACTCAGCAATCTCTTTGATATTGTCTTCAGTATGCACACGAGGGTTGTTTGGGTCAGGGAATATATCATCAAGAGGTAATATCTTTAACTCTGCGTCTAGACCTTCAATGTTGATGTTATTATCTTTATCTTTCTTTGCCATATAGCCTATTTCCTGTTAATCCTATAATAATCTCTTACAACATCCCACTCTCTACGATGTTTTTTAAGCGAGCGTTCAAGAGTGTTTAAGTCTTGGAACCAAACGCCACCTATCGATGGGCCATCTATACCATCAACTGAGTCATAATTTTTCGCACGATTATCATAGTACACAGTCCAGTTATAATCCCCACCTATGACATAACCACCACCCTTAGCGTCAGTGAGTAGAGTATTGAACGCATATAAATATTCACGGTATTCCTCGGTTTCAGTTTTCGACTCAAAGTAATTACCAGTGCTCCACCTATATAAATCAGCACTTGAATTATAATCATTGGTAAATGTTATTCTGCCATCACTATCAACAAACCAATACCCCTCACCGATTTCCGCTCGCCATTTCGTATAGATATTATAATCAGGCATTTCTTCGAACCAGTCGGTTAAGATATCAGGGAATTTGTCGAGAGTCATCTTTGTATAGGCAATTAACTCATGTCCTTCCTTAACCTCTTGTGCACCTTTAACATATTCAAGGTGTCCTGACCAATTTATCTTGAACACATCACCAGCCTTGAAGGTCGGAAGGTCACTCTTCAACTTATAATATTTAGTCGTTGTAGCACTCGTCATATTATTTTTTACCTTTCTCCACCCCGTCTAATATATCTAATATTCTAGCAAACAACGGGCCGTAGACAATCAACATAAGCACAGCATTAACCACAGGTTTTAACCATGTAAATAAGTCAACACTGAATAATCCGTCAAGTAAAAGCGGTGTAATCGTCACCAGTCCATATAAATAGATAATAAAGAATACTGTTTTTAAGATGGTTTTAAGTACAAGCTTAGGGTCAGTAGGTTCTAGTTCTAGTGTTATCTTTCGTTTAGTAGTCTTTTTCATAGTGTCCTTTCATTTTAATTGTAATTGATAACAAGAAACCGTTAAAAAATCTTCACCCCTAATAAACCAAGGATGAGGTAAAGCCACCAGAACACAATAAAGAACAGCACCTTAGCCCCGAAATTTGGGGCAGAGATTATCGGTAGAATAACCCCGAAGAAGAGGACGGCTGCAAGCCCCATACCAATAATTGTACCGATGATGTTAAGGGCGGTATCGTTTTCTTGAACTTGATTTTTAGATTTAGACTTAAGAGGCTTGACAGCCAGCTCACTTCGTTCGTGAGATTTAGATTTATTAGTTGTTGTTATAGTTTTGTTCATGATATTTACATTATAGAGTAAAGGTACACCTTTTGTCAAGTAGGTTGATGTGATTTTCTAATCAGAGATTTTAAGATTGTTTATCGTATTAGTATGTGTTTATCTCAGATTAGTGGGTAGGAAGTGAAATGAAATAGATATTCAGGTTTTGTATTAGTATTATTAAAGGTACACCTTCTTATAAACACCTCAATTCTCTGGGTAGGAAGTGAAATGAAATAGATATTCAGGTTTTGTATTAGTATTATTAAAGGTACACCTTCTTATAAACACCTCAATTCTCTGGGTAGGAAGTACCCCCCCATTTCCTTCACAAGGGGGGGGTATTAGTATATAATTAAAATATAAATATCAGATATGTATAGATAGGAATATACAGGTATTTATAAAATAGTAATTTAATAATAAGGGATAAAGATATGGATAACAATTTTATTCAATCAATCAAAAACAAGGGTGGTTTCAAAAATCAATCAAACAACGGGGGCGGTCGTCAAAATGTTGCGATTGGTTTATGGCAAGATTCTCAAGGTCGTCAAAAACATATCAAGACTAAGGCATTAGGAATTGAGGACGGTCAAGGTTTTATTATTGACATAGTCAATGATAAAATCAGATTGATTACATTTAATGACAATGAAGTTAAAGCATTAAAAGATAACGGCATCAATGTATTCAAATCATGTAGCAAGGGGTTGAATACAGACGGATCAAAAAAATATCAGAGTTATGCGGTCATCGAGGGTATCGATGAAGATACATGGAACAAAATGGTCGATATCAATGGGGGGGTGAAACGTTATAATAAAAATAGCGTAGAGGGTCAAAAAGTGTTGAAGCGTTATGAAATAGTGCAATATAAAGCAAAAGAAGAAGCAACGGCACAAGCATAACATAAAGTTATAAGAAAAATATCACATCGAAAATGGTGTGATATTTTTTATGTTTGTGGTAGATGTAGAAAAGTGGTGGAATAACATTATATAGATGTTATTTTTTTATGTAGTTATGTTATAGAGGTGGTTGTGTTGCATTATATTGAGCATTTATGCGAGTAGCGTCATATAAAGCGTTTTAAGAGGGTGCAAGTGTCAAGATGTATAACATTACATTTTTATAGTTGGGGCGTGTTTAAGGGGGGTTATATTGAGGATTTTGAAGTGTATTTTTAGAGTGTTATTTTATCAATTAAAATATGTATATCGATATCAATATAGTACGGGATTTTGATATAAAAATGGTCAAAATAGGGTTAAAATAGCGTCTTTAATATATTCTTTAATTTAAGTCTCTTCGGAAAGCCTTTTACTTAAATGGGGCTTTTTCTTGTTGCCAAAAAAATGAGAGATAAATAGTCTCAAGTTCTCATTTAAGTTGGTGGGTAGTATGGGTCTCAAGTTCTCATTTAAGTTGGTTGATATATGGGTCTCAAGTTCTGTGATGGTGATTTGATATATGAGTCTCAAGTTCTGTGAGTAAAATCTATGAATATCATATAAATATAGGCTACAAACGAAAATTCACACCTTCTCAGGTGTTTGGCTACAGTTTCAGTCCTTAATATATGTCTCAAATTATCATGTGTCTTCTTTAGCTTCAAGTTTGGCTTCAATTATCGCCCTAGTTTCTAGCTAATATCTGGTTCTTAAAGATAGAGTTCACTCCTTACGAGTGAAACGAGTACAATTAAAGGTATCGGCTTAATGATGTTCATCAGTCTGCAAGCTTCAATTACCTCTGTTATTTAAGCTTTATAGTGATAAGGTTATCGGCTTAACGGTTCGTCAGTCTGCAAGTCTTTTCAAGAGCTTTATAGAGGTGGGTTTTCTATCTCTGATAGTTTGAATTGTTAAGGTTATCTTCATTATGACACACACGAAAGTTTTTGTAAATATCTTTTTACAAAAGTTTTTGTAAAAGTTTTTGTATTTATCTGAAAGTTTTTCTTACAACACTAACAGGGGTAGAGATTTTTTCATATATATCAAAATATGCTCAAATTCGAGCATATTATGACATATTATACTGTTTTTTGTCTGGCAATCTGGCTGTTTTTGGGGTCAAATTTTTTGCCCAAAACAGCACTTTTGCTATTGATTTTTGTCTGTTTTATTTTCTAATATAATTTCTGCATTTTGTGCATTTTTAGTGTTGACACTTTTTTCTATGTCTGCTAAAATTAAATCAAGTCGGGAATTACGACTCGCATTATTAGAATTTACCTCTGTTCTCATCTGTTCGATGAAGACTTGCTTAGTAGCTTTGAAAATTTCTTTATTGATTTCCCAAAGCAAATTACGAGCTTCTTTATCACCAGAAAGTGATTTCAGATATAAATTTATAACCTCAAACTCGTCAATTGTCAATTCTTTACTATAGGCCTTGACAAATGAGTCGATTTCTGCTCTAGTAAAACCCCCAAAAGCCTGCACAAGCCAGAATCTTGACCTGGCTGTTTTTAGTTTCTTCCCCTGATAAAGTGTCCTAAGTGGAACTTCATGCTCAGTCTCAGCTAGCGTAGCTTTATACTTCTGTTCCATCTTAGCTTGTAATTCTTGTTCTTTCTCTTTGATATCAACCATTACATCGAAATTATTGTAATTCTCAGTACGAGTGTTTGTATTTGTTGTATGTTCTTGGTTGTTATCTTCTTTCATAGTTCACATTATAACTCACTAAATATCGTTATGTCTATTCTATCTACCCTATCTATGTAGATGTACATATCTATACACACATATCTACATATACACATACATTAACCTTTCTTGTATATCTTATTGTCTTGTCTTTCTTATATATTTTTAGTGTATCTTTATCTTTTAGTTTTTTTGAATACTTTTAGTACGAGTTAGTACAAATGTCTTTTTAATATCTTTTATCGTCTTTTTAGTAGTTTTTAGTAGTCAAACATATTAAATATTCAATATTAGACATTTTGAGGTAGTTTAGAGACGAGTTTTGACAAAAGATGTATAAACTATCATGTTCATGTTTCTCGTTCGTCTAATGTGGCTCTTATTGCGTTCTATTGAGTACGCTAGTACGAGTTCTTCTATTGATATTTTTTGAGTATTTTTTACACAAACAAAAAAAGAGAGGTGCGAACCTCTCTTTCTTAATTTATTTATTTATCTATTTCTTCGTTCGATTTCGTTTTTTAATGACTCTTCAATTTTTTCAGTAAAGTCTGATTTTGGTCGTAAAGAGCCTACTAAGTCTAATGTTTTTCTCTTTACCCCACCTAGTTTTTCGTCTTTATAGTTTTCTTGATAGTACCACTTTGCTGCATCGTCATCTAGTTTATAAACTAAACAATCGTACCAAGTTAATTTCTTATTTGTTTTTAATAACCCTTTACCTGTTTTATCATTACCATCTTTTCTAAAACAATAAGCCCAGTCTTCTATATTATCTAGTCCATCACCTACATTTAAGACTACATCACAGTTTAGTTCTACTGCTTTTTGATAGACCCTTAAGAAGTTATTTCCTCCCGATGTTCGGTAAGTTTTTAAGACCTCTTCATAGTCTTTTAGCTTTTGTAAGTTATAGACTTTTCCGTCATGTAAACAGATATAACAATTCGAGATATCTCGTCCTAGTGCCTTAACAATGTCTACAGTCGCTTCTGTGACTTGTTTAATAGTTGTTGAACTCATTGACCCTGAAGAGTCTAGTGCTAAGAGGATAGACGGATTGAAACGAGCGTCGTTCTTTTTACCTTTCTTGAATAAGTTATTGTCTGAAGCTCTACGAGATGGTCGAGAGTAGGTAGGTACTTTGCCTTTTGATAAATCTCCTTTTAATACTGCACGCAGTTTTAAGAGTGATTTCTTTATCTTTGCCGTTTCGACTCTCTGATTATATTCATCTAGTAGAGTTTTCGCATCTTTCTCACTATCATCCTCTACTTCATCTTCACTATAGTCATGCAAGAAGCCTGAAGATGTACCTTTCTTTTCTTCTTGTTTGAACAATCTATCTAGTGCTTTTTGTTGTTCAGAGTTTAGTTCTTTGCCAGTTTCACTCTCTTCACCTTGACTTCCTGACTTTGGCTGTTGTTTTGATTGTTGTCTATCACCTTGATTTTGTTTATTTTCTTCACCTTGACTATTTGACTCTGGTTGTTGCTGTCCTTGTTTATTACTTTGATTTTCATCATTGTTATTATTCTCCTTATTTTCGTTATTATTGTTATCAATCTTATCTTTATAGACATTTTTAAGTGCAATGTAGATATTATCTAGAGTTTTTGCTGTAGCAATGTCTGGTACATCTTTAATGAATTTTTCTTCGGTTACGCCTAATTCATAAACTAACGAAGTTTTATTGACATATACCCCTCTGTTTGCCTGTATCTCACAAGCAAACATAAATGTTTTATCGTCTTTGCCTTTTGTCTTCTTATGAAATCTCTGTCTCAAGACTCCATGATTATAGAGTGCATGAGTATATTCATGAGCAATAATAGTCAAAATCTCATCTATTAGCCCACTACCTGATATTCCTACCATAGCCACTTTTTCAGCTCGGATTAACGCTCCTTCTATAACTGTTTTTGCGACTAATTTAGTAGATACTGCTACATAATCGCCTGTGAACATTGCTGGTGACTCTGCATTGATTAAAGCTGCCACATATGCTGGTGGCAGTTCATCGTCCACGAGTATAGGGTATTCTCGGATTAAATAGTTATATGGTGAGTCAATACTCTTAAAATATAAATCTATTACCCAACGAATTCTGTCTTTGCACCATTTATCAACCTTTTCTACTGCTTCGGTCAATTCTTCTTCAGTAGCATTTTTAGTGATATAAAATGGATTAAACTCATAAGCCATTTATCATTATCTCCTTTCTTATTTAGATAAAACCTTGTTAATATCTTCCATAGTTGCTAGCTTAGTTTTAGTCTCAGTTTTAGTTTTAGTTTTAGTTTTTGTCTCTACTTGTTTATCTGTCTCTTGGCCTTGCCAGTCTTTGATTTTACAGACGAACCAGTAGTTATCAGTATTTTTCCAGTCTGAGACCCAGAACTTTAATTGTTCAAGAACAGCAGTCCGTGCTATTTCTGGGGTAAAACCTTTACGCAGTAGCTTCAGATATTCCATATGTGATTTATTTATCTTTTGTAATAGTCGTTTATACCCTCTTCTTGTATTACCTGTAGCTATATTTCTGCCAGCGCTCGTATGATAAATAGTAAGCCCTACCTTTTCTAAGTTAGTGATTGCCGCTAAGAGTAATACCCACATCTGCATATCTTTTATTTGATAACAAGTAAAGCCTACTTCTGAGAGTGTATTATATCTAGTTGCTGTGATTGAGTTTGTAGTAATGTTTAGAGGCATCAGCCCGCCCTCAATCTGTGTTAATGAATATAATTCTTCGAGGTATAGCTCAACCTGAGTTTTAATGAAAGTCTTTTCCGAGATACACTCATCATATAAAGTCTTCGGTTCATGTTCGTTATAGTCCCTTTCTAAAAGTAGTGTAGCGAGAGTTTTATTTGCTAAGATAGCTTTCTTTTTCTCGTCATCAAACTTTGAGAAGTATAAACATAGAGGAATTGCTGAGGCGTTCGCAAACATTACACGCCCAAGCCCGCTCTGTATTGGACAATGGCCATTGTATATATTAAAGACTCCAACCCCAGTCCTGCTTATGTTATTATCGAATTTCTGAGACAATAATTCTTCTCCGAACATTGCTCTCAACCTACGACCAATCAGTGTGTCTTTATATAAGATTTTTTCTTTCACATATTTGCCAAAACGACGCTTTTCCTTCTGTCTATCGTTAGGACAAAACATTTTCGAGGATTGGTCTTTGACAAAGTTCCCATCAGAACGAATATCATAATAATATTTATTATTCTCAACTACCTCCATCACTTGTTTAATCAACTCTGTCGGGACTCCTGCTACGACGAGCTCAAGTCCCAGATTGTTATTCGCTTTTCCTTTTGTAGCATACATTGCTTCGTTCATCTTATCGTAAAAGTCTTTCGGTACATTGTCGGTATGAATAGTTATATCGGTTCTATCTTTCCAGTAGCACCTTCCAGAAGGCTTGATTATAGGATTATTAAATTTCATTATTCTCAGTCTCCATAAAGTTATTAAATACTATTCTAGCGATATCAATATCACAAGTTATCTCAATACATCGTTTGATATATTCTTCAAGCGTCATTGTCGTCTTTGTCATACGCACAATATCGTTTTCATCGAGATTGAGCTTTTCTTTTGCTAGTCGTTCGACAATTTTGGCAGCCTCATCTGCGACCCTTGGGGTATTGAATACATAAGTAAAACTGCTAATCCTTCTTGTATTTTTTTCAAGTAATACATAAGAAACTTCTTCTACACGGGTATTCTGAGCAATAAGTAATTCTTCATAGCTCAATAAATCTTCCATGTTGTATTCTAAATCTGTGTTTCGTGGTGCGATATTCATTATTTTTCTTCCTCTCTGTCTGCTAAGATTTTAATAATATTTGCTACAGCATTAAACCCTTGTGGGCCCTTAGTTAAAAGCTGTTGCTTTAACTCTATAAGGTCACCAGTGCTCATCTGTACCAAGTCTTCATATGTAGGTAGGACTACGCCTTTTTTCACTTTCTGTTTTCGTTTTTCTTCTTTTTGTGCTTCAGACTCTTCTTCGTCAAAATATTGATATGTTTTCCCGAAGAAAGCTTGAGATAGTTTCTGTGAAACTTGCTTTCGATTTTTTACAAATCCCATTGCTCTGAAAAAATTCGACATCGAGCGTGGGTTAATCTCATGATAGCTTCCTGCTTCAAACCCGTGCCAATCTTGTTCAACGACCTGAGATAGATAAGACTCAAACTGTTTAGTGGTAAGTGGTTGTTCTGTATCTAACAATTCAACAATGATATTGTCTTTTTCGTTAATCTCGCCAGTGATATATTTTCGATATGACTCAATAGTAGACTCAATCTCGACAGTAATAAATCTTGAAGCCATCGGACGAATAAGTTCTTCACCCTCGTTCTGTGAACATGGGTTCATGGCCGCGACCATCACTAAGTGCTTTGGTAGTGGTTCTTTCTGGGTTGGGATTTTACGCTCAGTTAAGATTGAAAGAAAAGTCTTCAAAACTTGTGGGTCTGCGGTGTTAAACTCATCTATAAATAAGATTTGGTAATCTTCGTCAGAATTATGTTCTTCAGCCCAGTTTAAGATATTTACAAACCACTCTGGCCTTGTATAATCTTGCATCTTAGTCTCTTTGTTATCTCGTGGAATACCGTTTGCTGTTTCCTCGTATGTACTTGAGCCAGTCAACATCGTGACTTTGCAATGGTCATTTTCTAACGACCCGACAATTTGGCTTTTCCCAACTCCTGGGTTTCCTACGATTAAGAGGTTGTTCTGTGACTTTTTGCAAAGCTCAATTAAATTCGGTACTTGGTTAATGTTAATTTTTAGCATCTTATGCTTTTCCTTTCATTATGCAAAAAATGAGATAATATTCCATATCTCAGTTATTTTATTTATTTATTCAATATGTTTTGTTTTAAGTGTTTATTTTTTATGTATAGATAGGATTTTTGTTATAGTTATAGATATGAATTAAATATGATAATCAGCTTGAATATGTTTCCTTTCTTTTGTTATTGTTATTATTAGTTATTAGTATTATTCCGAATTTTTAATCTTCAATAGTTTCTCTAAGATATTATCGTTTTTATAATCTACGGACTATCATCTCAGGGTTTTATATGTCGATATCGATATGCATATTTTATTATCTTATGGCTATAATTCAGCCCGTATTCCCCAGATACGATATGTACCACATATAAACTTTTAACCTAAACTTAATTTACTGACCTTCACGATATGTCTCAAAATTGCGAAAATTGCATATATATATATAGTAATTTTTAGCATTTTTTTAAGAGGTGCGACGATGTCGAGAAGTCAATGCAATGATAACAAGTCTCAATAACCCAAGTCAACATCTTTTGAAAACAAAATTGAAAACTGTTTTGTAGCGTCTTTTTCTCAAGAAGTCCGCTATCGGGGGGCACTTTTTGGTATTCTTTATCGTCTTTTTTGTCTTTTTAGTGTCTCATGTCGATTTTTGCCGACTTTTCGTCCTTTAATTTAATAAAAGTCGTCTTTTAATCTAAGGAAGCAATTTTTTTCCCACTTTAATTTAATTAGGGCCTATTCACTTGCCAAAAATATAGAGAAGATGGATGAGAGGGTAGTAATCTCTTTATGTTTTTATATCTTTATGCATATATACAGCTAAGTAAGGGGGCGATGGATGATAGAGAACATTGTCTATTGTATCTACATCTCTATATAGGCCAGTATTTTTGTATGAGTGTGAGTATTGCAACCAAACGCCTTGCCCTGTATAGCGAGATTTGGCAAAAATACATCATACAGGGAAGGGGCATAGGCCAGAGGAGCGAGAGAAGACGCATATTCGCTTAATGGTGGCTTATATTCGCTTATTCTGATTGTCTTAGTAGTTATTTACGTTCGCTTATTTTGGTGGCTGTTCGTTAGATGTAGTAGGGGGGCCATATAAGACAGTAATCAAGATGAGTTCAGTTATGTATATAGGTGGTGGTGTCACCCCCCCCTAGACAATCGGTGAAGACTATCTATAGACCACAAAAAAGAACCATCTCTAATCAAGAGTATGGTTCTTCTATATCGTGCGTGTGCGAAAGTTTTTGAAAATGTTATTTTACATACGCACGCACGAAAGTTTTTGAAATTACTATTGTAGAAGTTTTTCTCTTAAATTTTCCTGAAGTTTTTCATCTGGTAAGACCGTGTAAGTTTTTGCTGTTGGGGTAGTGCCAGTTGCGTCAGGATTGTAAAGAATAAGGTAGCACATTGGAGCTTCTGAGATAAGTAATTCCATTTGGATTTGAGCTCTTGCGACAAGTGGAACATTGTCATAGTCTTTGCAAGCGTTTGCGTGTTTCCCTACATAGACCCTTGTAACAAGGTCGCCAAATTCGTTATATGCTATTCCAAGGATTTTGTCACCTTTGCGGAGAGTTTTTATAACCGAGGCTGGGTCGCCTTTTCTCTCAACTACATCGTTGTATGATTTGATTTCCACAATCGCAAGATAGTCTTCAGTTGGTTCGCCAATTCTACATACAAGACCGTCTGGGGAATAACCAGCGTCTTGATATTCAGAGTTTGTTAAGATGCCTGCTTCACGGAGTTCAAGACCTTGTTTTTTCAAATCTTCATTGAGTGCATTTCTGACTTCTTCTTCAAGTACATGACCTCGTTCTGCATAAAAGTTTCCGTTAGGGGTAATGCGAGTTGCTGCATCTTTATTTGCGAGCATACACGCCTGTTTACCTTTTTCAAGTAGTAGTAATGCGTTTGAACAAGTGACTAGACCAAGTCTTGCATCTAGCCACTCTTGTGAACCTTGTTGGTAATTATGTATTGTTATTCTTTTGTTTGCCATTTTTTTACATATCTCTTCATCGCTTCAACTAGACCAGCTTTTTCCTCATCAGTCCAGAAATGGTCGAGGCTATTGTGAAATTCTTGGACGAGGCGATAATTGCCTTCCAACATTTTATCGTAGTCACCACGAGCGTACCCTTTGTAATAGTTACCTACCATGGCTGCTATGCTACGGACGACGGCACAAGCTTCCTCTTGGTCTAAGAAGCAATCAGCTGCGAATACTGTGCCATTTTCGTTCAACTTGGCATAAATAGCGCTAGTAAATGGTTCATTGATATTATCGAAAACATTTTTCCTAAAGACCTCTTCCCTAGTCATATCAGACTCTGTTGGGTCAAATTGGTATAGTCGATTAAAATTGTTTTTATCGTCCTTGAACCCCTCAGTGACATATTCAGTAGAGCGTTTCATATCGCCGTCATTAAGAGAGACATTTGTCACCTTGCGCATTTTGAGAGGTTGTCCGCCCGAAGTACCAGCTGACCTTTCGTTAATTTCATCATCGCTTTTATTATGAAAATTTTTCATTGTTAATATACACCTAAATAAATCGTTAATAGTAATCTTAGTTATGCTTCTTGATATAAGAATAAATCTACTAGTTCAAGTTCAGCCTCACGATTACGACCGATAATGTCCACGATTGAGCCATGTAGTTTTTCTGCGATTTTCTCGTAAGCTTCTTCTGGCACACCTTGGACTTCAGCATTTTTAGCTAAGGCTAAGTATTTAAGCAAATCATTTTCTGCTTCTGTCTTGCCAAGAGCTTTATGGATTTTATTCTTAATATCTTTATCGTCGTACAAATCTTCAACGGTAGTACGAATAAGCTCTTTGGTAAAATCAGTTATAAGCTTAACATAAATATCGACAAACCATTGGTCAATATTCTTACCCTGTTTCTCAACTCGCTTATTAAGACCAAGTTTTATTGCAAAAGTACGGGCAAGGAGTGTGGCAAGGCTCTCGAAGTTAGAAATGTCAAGCATCTTGTTAGAAGAGACGACCTCAATATCAGCATAGTCATCGCTATCGGCATTACCGTTTAATGCGAACATTAAAAAGTCATCAGCTTCACTTTTACCTAATGCTATACGGATTTTTTCACAACTTTTTGCCACAAAATCCTTATGATTAGAACCGGCAAAAGGTTCTTTGTCGTATTCTGCAGTTTTAGTGTGATAGCCTGGGCCGTCGGCCTTCATCTTTGGATTAGATTTCTTGTCGTGTTGTTTTTTATCAAACATGGTTGTTGTGTCCTTTTAAGTTATTAGTCTAATCCTCTTCAGGGTAATCTTCCCATCCAAGGTCTTTGTTAATTCTTTTTAATAGCTGAATATGGTTTGCACCAGTCTTTTCAACATGATGTATTCCAGCTTCCCAATATTGTTCATAATCCTTATCGAATAGCCACTTTGAGCGACCTACGACTCTTGGATTAGTGATATCAGCATAGATTGAGAAGTCTTTGTTCCTGATAATAAAGTGGTCTTTACCATCAAGAGAGAATAGCGAACGAGAGATTTTTACCTCTATTACCTTATCTATTCTGGTTTTGTAGAGTTTGTGTTTAGGAGCTTTCTTTTTCTTCTTTACCTCTTTCATAATAGTATTAGTGTCTACTCTTAAGCAGAAAAAGTCAAAACCTTTCCTTTATGAGATTTCCTCAATAGGGGTAGCTTGGAAGCCACAAGCTCTTGCTAAATAACCGTATCTATTACGCAATGCACGAGAGATAGCTCTTGTTTGTGCCATGCCATAGACAGCGAACTCAGGTTTATCAGATAACCATGGCTCATCAGACCTTGCTTGCATAACGCCGTCAGCAACGACATTGTCATTTTCATCAGTTATGATACATTGAGCGGTGACTATCAATGCACCTTTTTCATCACGAGTATCTACACACTCACAACGAGCGGTTAGATTTTTGAGAACCATGATATATTGCCAAGCTTCAGCAAGTAGGTAGGCTTTATTATCTTTTTTGATTGCAAGCCCAGCCCCATCTACAAAAGCTTTTAGTTTAGAGACATCATCATCTACGCATTTTGGTTGGGTAGAATTGGTCGATACAGAGATTGTAGCGGTTGGGGTATTCTGTGTTTTTACAGGCACCCTACGAGTAGGGGTAGAGCGTTTATTATTGACAGAAGCGACGGCTGTTTCCATTGCTTTATCAATTTCAGTAATTTCATTTTTCATGTTTTTTATAAACCTTTCTTCACAGTCCAGTTAAAGCGTGAGTATGATTTATCAATAAAACCTTTTGGCAGTGAGCCATATAGTCGAAGATAGTCTTCAGCTTTCTTCTCATTAGCTACTTCCATGGTTTTAGTTTCTTTGAAATCAGCTGGTACTTCTTCAATAGACCCAACTGCGATTTTGGTAATTCGAGAGACGCTAACTCGGACATTTCCGACTTCATGCACATCGTAGTCTTTTTCTTCATCAAGGTAGCTTTTTAACCCAGCCTTGAGCTTTTCGACCTCCTTTTGTGCGTTAGAGATTTTATCTAACTCAGCAAAAACAGCAGGATTAGCCTCTTTAAGAGCGTCCAACCGTTTTGCCAAGGATTTTTCAGTATCAGCGATAGAAGCTATCGTCGCCGACAAATCCATAGACATTTTGTCTTTCCTTTTCTCCTGACTTACCCAATTCTTATGATATTGTGTTTTTGGTGCAGGTATGGGCCTGTGGGTAAATGAAATAACCAATGCCTCATTAACGCCTAATGACACGGCTAGAGGGGTAAAATCCAATAAATATGTAGAGCTATTTATAGTTAAAATGCGGAGAACCACAGGCTCATATCTGAACCAAAGATATTATTTTTGTTAAGGGGCAAGCTTGGACGGGGAAGAGACACCGTATCGAAAGTGAACTATCACCAGCATCTCTCCCCCTAGAACATTATTCTAAATACTACATAAAGTGTTTTCCAGATGTATTGTATAGATAGGATTATATTTATTTATATATATAAGTAGAGATTATATACAGAAATAGAAAAAGTGGAAAATATATGAAAATCGAAGGTCATATTTTCAAGTAGTATTTGTTAATGTTCGTATTTTCATTATATTAAAAGGTACACCTTTTGTCAATAGTTTTTCATCATTTTAATGAAGATTTTAATGAAGATTTTTTGTTTACAGAGAACGGATGCAAGTTATTCGTGTTCCCTGAACCAACCGTGGTAAACTCACCAAGTACTAAGTCGTCAACCACGCCAACAATCCCTCGGCTACGGTATTTAGTGTCTTTAGATAGATGTCTTAAACGAGTGTAAGCTTTAGGGCTGACCTTAATATGTCGATGTAATGTCTTCCTCTTTTCTGTATTCTGGGGGGTATTAGAGTTTTGTTTTTTCATATCAGATACAATTCTATCACGAAAGGTTCACCTTTGCAACCTAGGAGATTTTGTCTAAGATTTTAGTTGTTTTACCTGGCTTATAAACAATCACATCTTTGGTGTATTTGTACCCATGGTCGGTAGTGCTTTCAACTGGGACAATCTTAATATCTTCTACATGACCGAAGCGGTCGACATTACCAGCTAGGTCTAGAATAAATGCAGTTTTATCAGGGTTATCAGGGTCAACACGGAGAGCTCTTCCGATAAATTGCATATAAAGAGCAAGGCTTTTGGTTGGACGACACAGCACAACGCAGTCAACACTAGGAACATCAACACCACGGCCTACCATACCGACATTGACGAGGAATTGAAATCTTCCCTCTCTGAACATTTGCATCTTTATTTCACGAGACGACTTTGTATCATTATCAGAGTCCATACACTCAGCCACCCCACCTAATTTTTCAATAACTCTTTGTAATCGGTAGTTCATATCAACATTAGGGGAGAAGATAATTGTTTTCAAATTATTGTCCATACACCACTTAATAGCCTGTGTAAAGCGAGAGGTGTTCTCTTCAATATCGACCCATTTCATCATGTTAGTAGTGTCAAAATCCATACGGCCTGGCACATCACGCACAAACGACCAGTCCGTTTCAGCCACATGATATTGAGTTTTAGAGAGAAACCCTCTCTCTTGTAAGTAGTCAATATTACAACGATAAATAATCTTGTTCCAGACCCATGCACCAAGTCTAGTTTTTTCACCATCACGGCAATGAATACGAGTAATTGGACGACAGAAGATTTTAGGGTCTTCAAAGCGTTTTGCAAATACCACATTTCTAAACGGGGTAGCAGTTAAGCCTACAATACGGCAGTCAGCAGGCAGAGCATTTAAGAACTTCATATATTGTGAGTCAGCCCTGTCGCTCGTCACACAATCGCACTCATCTATAATCACTAATTGAATATGTTGGCAATGTTCAACCCATTTAGCAATCGTGCCAATCGTTGCAAAAGTGACATGAGAGTTAATTGACCAGCCACCAGCACTAGCAGAACAAATAGAAACTCGTTCCTGGGGAAAGCCTGTTTTTAATAACTTTTCATAATTTTGTTCAAGGATTTCTTTTGATGGTTGAAGAATTAAAACAGAAGTGTTCGCCCTCTTAATAATCTCAGAAACCACTACACTTTTCCCAGCACCAGTGCTAAGGCTCAAAACACACGGGCGTTTTGCTTTTTCCCAATATTTGAAAAGAGTATCGACACACTCTTCTTGATAATCTCTTAATTTTAATTCTGACATTTATTTTTCTCCATTTTCCAGTTCCACCGTTTATTGGCATCTTTATTTTTCACTTTTCTTCGTTGGCTATTCTGGTGTTTTTTATTAACAGAAGTGAGATGCCACGCCCCACAATGTTTGCAAGAATAAACCGAACAAGTTTGGTAGCCTAATACTTTACGCTCGTAAGTAAGCCTTTTCATCGCTGAACTCTTTGTTGCGTACATCATCTTTTTATGTACAGGACAAATACTCATAACAATATATAAAAATCACTCTCCTCTTAATAATTCATAGCCTGGGGCTTTTTCAACAAAGATTTTCTCTTTGTTGTGTTTAACATATTTAATCTTTTCCTCAACAATCGCCAATTTTTGCATTATATCGACTTTTATTCTTCTTCTCTCTGTGACATTGCCAAGGATGCTAGCCCCAACATAGTTAATACCATCGGCAATGTTGTCGGTATTATAGGTAATATGACCTTGCTTAATCACACCGCAACAGACAGAAGCATAAATATTGTCAATCCCCCCATGACTAGCTATATAAGTTTGAAGAGCATCAGAAACCGCAGCCAACTCTTTAGCAAGTTTTGACCTGATAGCTTCTAATTCCTTCAAATAGTCGTCGTAGTCTTTCTGTTTCATGTGATTGTATTTTCTTCTTTTCCAAACATCATAAAATTTTCACAAAGAAAACCCTCAATCATCTTTTGCTTAAGAACCTCATATCTGCAATCTAGATAAGCTTGGTAAATATCTATTCTTTGTTTTCTTAAGTTATAAAATTCTGCTACTAGCTCGTTAGTGTTGTCGTCTATTTTCCCAATGACATTATAAAGGGCCTCTTCATTATTAACGATAAATTGGTTTAACTTTTCGTCGAACTCAGCAAGCCTATTTTTAGCTTCTTGGTATTGTTTTGAGTATTCATCGTTCATCATAATCATAATAATAGAGAGGCGACCTTATTCTTATTTGTTATTTTTATATGTATTCATCATTAAAATGGCACATCAGATAAATCTAATGGTTTATCAACATCTTCTGGGATGACCTCAGTATCGCCATCTTGAGCAACAGCTTTATCGTAATCTTCATCAGAAGTTTCGTCGGTAATCGTCATTTGACTATTTTTCGCCATATTTTTATCACGAAGTGCATTGCCATATTCAGAAATGGTCGTTGCATATGGGGTCAGACCTTCAATGGTCGCTTCATCGTAAGCTTCACCTTGGGTAAACACAGGGGCTGCATAGTGCACAGAACCATTGACCTTGTATTCAACGCCACTAATGATAAGTGGGCGGTTGTAGAACGAAGCACCAGCTTTTCGCCTAATATCAGATAAGGCACGAGATGCAGAGCCAGAAGCCTCAAAACGGACAATCACCCGTTCACCATTAAGTTCAGTTAGGGCGTATAAGTTAGTGCGGACTTTGCCGTTGTGGGCTTTCACAGTAGTTTTAATATCTTCCCACAGACCACGAGCAATGATAGCCCCTCGTTCATCACCAACACCACGCTCATAAACAGTGATAGGCTCATCCCATGAAGCAAATTCAGATGAGTTTAAGAAGGTGTTAGCAGATTTATTTGCCGCATCGAATACACCACCATAGATAGACATAGCTTCACCTAATGGGTATAAGACAAGAGGCATAGCGAGTTTTACGGTTTCGTAATCGTTGTCTTTATCGTCGTAATAGACAAATCCGCCTTCATATTCAATTTTTCCAGTTTCTTTATCTTTGAAGATTTCAGTTTTGCCACTCCACCTCAAAAACCTCTCGGCAGGGTTAGACAGGCTGGAACCTGGGTTTAACATTGTACGCATAATTGACTTTTCCTTTCGTTGACTTTTTGCGTTATTTGATGGTGATTTAATTATAGCAAATATAAGAGAAAAAGTAAACCTTTATTTGAAGATTTCAAACACAGTTTCGGCAGAGTCGTCAAGTACAGATAACCAGCACCATGGTGTTTTGACAGCAACTAGTGGCCAGTTCTTCTCTTTAGCGTATGCAAGAGCCTTAGATAAGTCTTCGGCATTGAATTCGTAGTCAGAACCATCTTCAAATATTAGTTTTGCATCTTTAGTTTGTTGTTGTTCTTTTTCCATATAATATTCCTTTCAATTAAAATTTGATTACTCCATTAAGGTGTTCTTTTTTAATCGGTGGTAATTTAGGCTGAGATAACGGTTTATTCCATGGGTCAGGTTCACCGTTTTTCGGTAAGACTGGGGCAGGTTGGCGTGGGGCAGGGGTAGGAATAGGATTGGCAGAGACAAAGCCAGATGTTTTTGGTTTCGCAGACGGCACACTATTTCTATCAGCAGCCTCTACGCCTTCGTCATTTAAGTCCATAATTACTAGCCCACATTTATCATGTCTAATCGCTGTACCGATTTTATAATTAAGACGGTTACGGTTTTTGTCTAGCCCAATATAAATACCTTCCGTTTGTTCACCTTGGTCTTGCCAGACCATTAAGACAATGTCTGCATCTTGTGCGATATAAGATGAGCCCCGCAAGTCGTTAATATCAGCATGGGATTTCCCCTTTTCAACCTTTCTTGTATGTGAGATTAAGATAATCGGAAGTTGATTTTTAATGGCAGCCTGTTTGAATTCCTGAGTAATAATACCGAGTTCATTTGCCACATCGTGCATCTCACGGGCGAAGTAGTGCAAGTGGTCGATAAACACGCACTCAGCCCCCCACGATTTAGCTTGTTCAATTAAATACGGTATTGTTTGCCAGTTCATACGGTCGATTTGTTGGAAGCGTAAATATCGACAAGCCTCAGCCATTTGCTTCTGTCCGACCTCATCATAGCCATACCCTAAGATATTCCAAAACCTTGATAATAGTTCTTCCTTAGTCATTTCAAGGGTGACAAAGACGACTTTATGCTTCTTCTTAACCATGTTGGCTGCGATATTACAGCACCACAAAGTTTTTCCCTGAGATGTGGGGCCTGCTACAATCGTTAGCTCGCCTGGGGCAAAACCCATCGTCATGTTATCTACCGCATGGTAGCCAGAAGATAAACCTACTCGTTGCCCCCAATTTTTAATCCTTTGTAACGCCCCCTCCATATAATCTGATGGATTGACGAGTTCAGCTTTCGCTTTCGCTTCCACCTCGTCATCGACAGAGTCGTCAATCAGTTTATCAAGAATTTGTTCACGCTCGTTCGCAGATAGGTCACGAATACTGTCCATCTGCCTTTCGACACGAGTGCGTGATTTATTACGCCTTCTTGGTTGTTGTTGATTTAGTTGATTTGTGAAAACAACATTTTTTACCTCATCAATGTTGTTGTTGTCATTGTCATTGACCGCACTTTCCATTTCGTTTATTCACCCTTTAATATTTGTCGAATACGCATTTTTGATTTGAGTATCGACTTGTTTGTTGTTTCGATAATATCATTTATTAAGCGTGTTGCCGAGACCCATCCTTTATTTGTCGCATTTCGTTTGTGTTTTTCTAGTACACAAATCAGTCGTTTATTCCACTCAATGTCATCTTTTTCCCATTTCCCTAATG